ACGAAGTCCAGGCACGTGCGCCCGGCCTCGCCGCACTCCACGGACGGCCCGGGCACCCGGCGGCACCTCCCGCCCGCTGGCACGTCCAGCCACAGGCGGCAGCGTCCGCAGTCGTCGGTCAGGTAGGGGCGGCGGCCCCAGGGGGCGGTCACCACTCCTCCCGGGGCAGGTCCAGGGGGACCGCGGCCGCCGTGCGGAACACGGCGTCGCAACCTACCACCCTCGCGCTGTCGGTCAGTATGGTCGCGTAGGCCGCCGCGTCCGCGGGGTCCGAGAACGCCGCGACCATGGCGCACCCGTCGCCGCCCATCGCCTCCACGATGTAGACCTTCCTGCCCTCTCCCATCCGTTCTCCTCTCTAATGGACGGGGCGCCCCGGTGGGACGCCCCTGTTCCGCCTGTTATGTGGTTGTGCCTCTCAGTGGTCCCATTTCACAAAGCGCTCTTTTCCAAACCGGTTTTTGGGATGGTCGAGAACGTCGAGATGACCGCCGACGGATTCCCCGTCTGTATAGAACAGCGCTCCGACTGTCGTTGTGATCGCACCGTGCATTGCCGCAAGCTCGCGGTGGGCTTTCTTGAGATAGTCCATGACGTAGCTCGAGCACTCGATGTGCGCATGCTCTAGGATGCCGACAAGGTTTTCTGCGTTGCGCACACTGACCTCGGCCTCGTGGACGATGGCCTCGAGCGCCTGGACCGCCGACAGCCCGTCTTCGAGCTTGTCAGAGATGGAACCGTCGATGTCGTCGACCACGGGGGAGACGTACGTCCTCAGCCCATTCGCGTTGCGCATAAGGAACTCGAACTCGTTTGCATTATTCACTGTCATATCTGTCCATTTCCGGGGCATGGGTCTGCGGATTTTGCCCTCCTCGCATAGGGCAAAATGGATAGTTTTTAATAACCGCAGGTAGATGCCGGATTTTGCCCATTTGCCTTTGCCCTACGCCCCAAAACTTCTAGAAGGGATACCCCCGCCCCTATAGGGCCCTTATATAGTCTTCTCTTAAGAATCAATATTGGTTATCGAGGGCAAAATAGGCAAAATGGGCAAAACGATGCCGTTTACCAGCGGTTTCTATTTTGCCCAACCTTTGCCCTGTTTGCCCTACGGGCGCCGCCAGCTCCTCGACGTGCCGAACGAGACACCGGCCTCGTTCTTGACGAGCTGCTTGCCCCTCTCCGGCACCCACCCGCAGGCGGCGACGGCGTCGGCCACGGATGCGCGGACCCACTTCTTGGTCTCCATGAAGTCCTTGCGCCTGTAGCCCATGCCCTCCATCATCACCATCCGGACGTTGACGCGGTCCACGTGGCCGGGCAGGCTGTCCAGGTAGTCCCTCACGGCGTTGGCCGTCTCGTCCTCGAACGAGTGGCTGTCCTGGGTCGCCCTGGCTGTGTCGAGCACGTCGGTGGGGAGCCTGAGGAGCTTCAGGAACTCCCCCTCCCCCACCTCGGTGCGCTCGGCCATGGACTGGGCCAGCCACACCCTGACGCACTGGTCGAGGGTGCCGTCGAAGATGCCGGGGTTGGCCCGGTTCATCTCGCCGCCGCACTCCACGATCACGAAGCGGCGGTTGCCGGTCGAGTCGTCGAGCACCGACTGCTTGTTGGACGTGCCCATGAGGATGCAGCGGCGCGGGACCGTGACCGCGTAGCGCCCGTAGCTCTTGCGGTAGGTGTCCTTGACGCGGGTCACGAAGTCCTTGATGGAGTCCATGTCGGCGCTGTTGAAGGCCGACAGCTCGCCGACCTCGGCCACGAGCTTGCCCTCCAGGCGCTTCACGCCCTCGTCGTCGAACCGGTTGAACCCCTCGATGGCGAACTCGTCGCAGAGGGCGAGCTTGCGGATGACCGTGGACTTGCCGGTACCCTGGTTTCCGAGGAAGATGGGCATGTAGTCGAACTTGCACCCGGGGTGTAGCGCCCTCGCCACGATGCCCCGGCTTATCAGGCGCTCGACCTCGGTGTTGTACCGGTTGCACTCCACGCCGAGGAAGCTCGGAAAGAGCATCCCGCGGACGGACTCCAACGGGGCGTCCTGCCACGTCTGCCCGTGGTCCTCGCTGTACTCGATGTCGGTCGCCTCGGCTATGGGGGCGCCGGACTTGGACCGCACCAGCGGGAGCAGGGCCATGGCCTCGGCCATGGGGCTGTAGCGGTGCCTGTCCATGCCGAGGTACGCCTTCATCACCGTCCGGAACGTCGACATGTTGCTCGTGCCTCCCATGTTCTCGACCATCATGAACAGCATCGCCTCCTCCTCGTCCGTGATGGGGTGGGGCCTGACGAACGGGGCGGTCCCGATGAACGGCTCGGTGACGTACGGGAGCATGTCGTCCTCGTTGTACCGGAGGCCGTCGCAGATGCCCTGGTGGCCGTCCATGATCTCGAGCGTGACGGCGGCGACGGACTTCCCAGGGGCCGTCGTCGTCGACGCCCCGTCGTCTTTGGCCGGTTCCTCCTCCCTCTTCTCGAACCTGACCACCTCCCCCGTCTTGGACCCCCTGGCCCTTTCCTTGGCCTCCTCGCTCATGCCGACAGGCAGGCGGCACACCGAGCGCTTGATGGTCGCGAGCTCCCGGTCGCCGAGGGGCGTCTCGCACACCTCCCGGTTGGCCCGGTCCAGTTCCTCGCACACCGTGGCGTCGTCGGCCCCGCGCCCCCTGAGGTGGCAGCCGTAGCGGAAGAGGCCGTCGTTGCGCTCCCCGTGGCCGAGGGACTCCGGCGGCTCGTAGTCGCCGGACGCCCCGGCGGAGGAGGAGCCGCCCGCCCAGTCGAGCAGGTGGTCCACGAAGGCGTCGACGTTGGCGTCGGCCCTGGCCACGTCCATGTCGTCGGGCGACACGGACCACTCGTAGGCCTCCCCGGTGTCCGGGTGGACGGACGGGGGCGCAACGACGTAGTTGTTGTACCTGAGGTCCACCCCGAGGGCGCTGTTGGCACGCCCGGTGACCACGCGGTCCACGAGGTAGAAGAGCTGCTTGCCCCCTCCCCCCGTGATGGACGTGACGGTCTCCGGGAGCGGGCCGTGCTCGCGCTCCCACTCAGCCAGGGTGGCGAAGCCGTCGGCCCCGCCCTCGTGGCGGTCGACGTCTATGACGAGGAGGTTGCGGCTCGGTTGCCCGCAGACGATGCCGACGTTGCACCAGTGGCCCTCGTAGGCGACGGCGTTGGCCTGAAGCGACTGCTCCACGGCGGTGAACTGCCTGGCCACCGACTGGGGGTCGTCGCTCCAGTCGTCGCGCCCGTGGGTGGTCGCCGGCTCCTTGGACTCGGGCCTGAGCGGTATGACCGCGAACCCGTGCCCGACGTAGTCGACGGCCGCGGCCGCCCCCGGCGAGAGTTCCGTGTCGACCACGGCACCTCCTCCCTATGCTCTTGTTATTGGATGTACGGGACCCCCATCAGGTCGCACACCGCCTGGGCGGCGTCCGCCGGGGGGCAGAAGCTGAACCGGGCGCCGTGGCGCGCGGCCACGGTCCCGATGGTCTTGGAGAGCTGCCACCCCGGCATGGGGCGGTAGCGGTACCGCCTGCACTGGTTCCGCCCGATGGCGTTGGGGTGGCACGGCTCGGCGCCGCCCTTGCCCATGAAGGCGATGAAGTGGGGGCACCCGGAGCACCGGTCGTTGACCCACCCGGACACCCAGTCGGCGGCCGGGACGCCCGGGGGCGGGGCCTGCTCGGTGAGGACCACCAGCCTGAACCCCGCCCCCGCGGCCCGCTCGCACTCCCGGACGAACCGGGCGTGGTCGCGCCCGAGGTCCATGGCGAGCTCCATGAGGTCCTGCTTGGTGTCAACCACGACGTTGGACGGCCCGTAGAGGTAGTCGCCGAAGTCCAGCTTGCGCCGGACCACGTCAACCCCGTGGGCAGCCCACCAGGCGTTCTTGAGCCCGTGCTTCCCGACCTTCTGCCGGGTGTCCTCGACGATCGTCGCCACGGGCCTAGAACGGCACGGTGAAGTCGGAGGTCACCTGGGCCACCGGGGCGCCGGGGGCAGGTGCCGGGACCGGCGCCTCGGGCGTGGGCGCGACGGTGGTGTCGCGGCAGGCGGCGGGGTTCTTGCGGACCTCCGCGTCCCAGCGCTCCTGGTCCTTCTTGGACAGGGGCTTGCGGTCGAGCCCCTTGGCCCTCCACTTCTCCATGTCGCCGACCGGGAAGATTTCGGTGGGGGCGGTGCGGGCGAACTTCACCGTCTCGCCCTTGTCGTTGGTGAAGACGCTCTCCTCCTCGCGCATGCGGACGCCGAAGCGCTTGCCCCAGAACGACTGCCAGTTGTCCCCGAGGAACGCAGCGTCGGCGTCGAAGCCCTGGTTGGACTCGGAGATGGCCTTCATGCGGCCGCGGGTCATGCCGAGGGCCCCCTCGCTCTTGTAGGACAGGCAGATGCGATGCCTCTTCTTGGGAACGCCGTTGCGCTTGAAGAACTCGGGCTCGGGGTCCACGAGCTCGTAGACCATCCAGACGTACTCCTTCTCGGGCACGTGCTCCATCTCCGTGACGGCCGCGACGTAGCAGCCGGGCTCGGGCATGGGGGCCTTGTCCCCGTCCATGTTGGGGGAGACGGCCTCCCAGTTGGCGATACGCGGCATCTAGATCTCCTTCTGTTCGTCGTTGTCCGCCCCGGAGGGGCCGTCGGGCCCCGCCTCAGCGGCTGTCTTCGCTGCGGTCTCGGCCGCCTTCCTCGCGGCCTTCTCCGCCCCCTGGACCAGCGGGGCCATGCCCCAGAACTCCCGGGCGGCCCTGTCCACCTCGGCGAGGTCGTTGCCCATCTCCTCGGGCAGCATCCCCGGTGGGCACTTGGACAGGTTCAGACCGTCGTTCCGGGTCAGGAAGCGGAAGTCGCCGTCCCGGTTGACCGATGTCAGCACGAGGTTGCAGCGCTCCACGGGGTTGTACTTCTCCTCGACCAGCTTGCCGATGGACCGCACCTTCTGGCGGCCGATGTCGTCCACGTCCACGTGGTGGAGGAAGTAGACGATGGTGTCGTCGTCGGTGTCGGCGGCCACCTGCACGAGGCGTGCGAGGTGGACGCCTATCTCGAGGAACTTGCGGTACTGGTCGCCCCCCTCCAGGGCCCGCTCGAGGTTCTCGTCGGCCTGCAGGAAGCTCGAGTCGTCGACGACGTAGGCGTTGAGGTTGTTGGCCTTGAGGGTCTTCTCGATGTACTCGTACCTGGCGGCGTAGCCCATGCCCCGGAGCGACACGGAGCGCGGTCCGCCCTTGAAGGGCATGCGCTTGCCGCCGACCGAGAAGACGCCGACGGTGCCGGGCTCGAGGTTGCGCAGGGAGTAGCTCTTGCCGCTCCCCGTGCGCCCCATGACGAAGACGCACTCGCCCATCAGCCCTCGCCCCCGATGGGCGCGTCCCCGGTGACGGCGTCAAGCGCCGCCTTGTAGGAGTCGCGCTCCTTGAGGGCCGCGTCCAGCTCGGCCTCCATGGACCCCACCCTGTCCTCCAGGGCGCCCATGCGGCCGCAGCGGTCCTGCCACATGCGGTGCCACATGTCGGCCTCGCCGCGCCAGTGGTCCACGGCGTCCATGAGGTGCCCGACGGCATCCCAGTGCTCGGCGGCGCCGTACTCGCTCTTCTCCATGCTCACTCCTCCCCGGCGGCCACGAAGGCAGCCACGTCCTCCGGGTCCAGCCTGTAGGTGTCGCAGACCCAGCGGGTGGGGATGCGGTAGGCCCCCTGCGCCCCGCCAATGGGCACGGTCCCGTCCTTGACGAGGGCGCGGACGTGGTTCTGCGACACCCGGGCGATGGCCGCCACCTCCCCGATGGTCAGGGTGAGCGGCGGCGCCTTGCTGATATGCTTCTCTGCAGTGGGCATACAAGCCCCCTTTCCGGCCGCCCGCCCGTGCCCTCAAGCCTCGGGGCGGGGGCCTTGTCTTTGTGTCTGCACGGGTCTGCGCCCGTCCTGCGGGACCATCCGACTTCGTATGGACAAGGATCGCGGGCGTCCACGTCGTGCGTATGGCTTCAAGTCGAAGAAGAGAGAGGTAACCCGAAAGGAGGCTGTGCGTCTGCTGGCCCCGGGATGACCGTTCGGGGCACTGGCCGCGCTTTTATGACGGAGCGGCGGCGCCGTCCGGATGGCCCCGCAGGAGGGGCGCGATTGACCCGTGTGCACCCCGCGGGGTGTCTGACTGGTGCGTCCGCCCCGGTCCGCGGGTCGTGGCGCCGTCGTGCCCCCTCGGGGGACCCGTGCGCTCGCCGCGTCGTGGGCGGGGTCCGCGCTTATCGGTGAGCGCGTGGCACCATACGGTTGTCAAGGTGCGGGGCCGTCGGCCCGTGACCGGCCGCCGCGGGGGAGCGGTGGGCGGTCGGGGGCGGCGGGTCAGCAGAGCTCGCGGCCGCAGTCGTAGTCCGGGGCAAGGGGGTCCCTCGGCTCGCGGTCGGGGTTGCCCGGTACCGGCGTGTCGAGCCCGAGGGCTCGGGCGTCGGGCCAGTCCCACGGGTCCGGCGGCAGCACCGCCACGTCGTCGGACCACCCCGAGGGGTGGCGGCGGAGCCAGTCCTCGCCGGGGCCCGTCACAGGTCCCACCCGTCGGCGCGGGCGTGGGCGGCGCAGACCTCGGGGGTGATGGCGGCTTCGGTGCGGGCCGGGTCGGCGTTGGCCGCCTGGGCGCCGAGCACGAGGGCCATCCAGGCGGCCCAGAGCAGGGCCATCCAGAGGAGCATCTTCAGCTCGGTCGGCACGGGCGACGGGGCCGGCCTGCGGCGCCTGCGGGCGGCCATCAGGCCACCACCCGGGGAGCGGCGGGGTGGCTGCGGAGCCACGCGTCGAGGTCGTCGACGTGGACGAGGCGACGGGCGCTGTTGGCCACGTGCTTGGTCGGGTCCACGGCCTCCGACGCCGGGAGGTACGCGGGGATCTGCCCGTCGGAGATGAGGAGGCAGAGGGTCTCGTTGGAGCACCGCATGTAGCGCGCCGCCTCGTCGACGTGGAGCCAGTCGCGGCGCAGCGGCGGGAGCTTGGCGTGTCCCACGTCACTCACCCCCGCCGGCGCGGCAGTAGCGCCCCATGAGGACCCTCTGGCCCTTGCCGGTCACCTTGGGCGTGCGGCTGACGGTCACGTGGCCGTCGGAGTGGGTGACGGCCGTCTCCTTGATGCGGAACAGGCCCTGCTCCATGGCGCGCTGGGTGGGGACGTTGCGGTTGGAGCCGCTCCTGCCGAGGTAGCCGTCCTCGCGCAGCCACGCGAACAGGCGGTTCTGGCCCACCTCCACGCCGTTCTGGCGCATCATCTTGGCCAGCTCGCCCACCAGGCACGTGCCGTCGGAGGCGGCCACGGCGTCGGCGAAGAGGGCCTTGGGCTCCAGCTCGGCGATGCGGGCGTCCTTCTCGCGCATGGCCTCGTCGGCCACGATCAGGGCGCGGGCCAGCAGCTGCTCGCGGGTCTCGCCGGGGCGGGCCGCCATGTAGCCGCCGTTGCGGCGGATGGCGGGGAGGACGTCGTGGGTGACCCAGCGGCGGAACGCCTTGGCCTCGGGCTTGCGGGACTTGAGGACGAGGGTGTACAGGCCGGGCTCGGAGACGATGAGCGGTGCGCGTCCACCGGCAACCCCAATAGTGTTGGGGTTGGTCTCCTTGACCTCATCTTCTTCGAGGATGCCTCGAACGGTATCGGTGCGAATGCCGAGCGCGTCGCACACGTCCCTGGCGACGAACCACGGCTCGCCGGTCTCGTCGACCACGGTGCGGACGGTGACGCCGAGGGCGTCGTTGGAGTAGGTCTGGATGTCGTTGGGCATCGGGTGCCTCCTTTCAGCGGGCGGTGGTGTGCGGGTCGGGTCAGCCTCGCCGCGCGAGCATCGGCACGAGCAGCACGCCGAGGCAGAACGCAGACGGGGCGGTTAGGATGAACGCCATGGCCCTCACCTGAGGAACAGCGACAGCACAAGCAGCGTGGCGATGAAGCCGAGGAGCGCGGTATGGATGCCAAGGGAGAATTTGTTCGTCTTAACCGCCGCCAGCGTGCGGTTCTGCGCGTTCTCAAGCCGTATGCAGGCGTTCCGGACTTCTTTGAAAAACTCGGCAACGGCGAGGTCCGAGTCGCTGGGATGGAACCCGGCAGCGTCCTTGCCGCATGCGAGGAGCTCCAGGGCACGGGCTACCTCACACTCCGGGCCAACGGTGTCGGGAAGGTCGACCGCAGGCTCAACCCGGCGGCGAGCTTCGACCTCTCCACGGTTTGCGACTGCTACCGTAGTGAGCACTTCCACTACGTGGTGCTGCCCGTGCTCCTCCAGCTCGTCGGCGGTGCCTCCGGCGGCCTCGTCGTGTGGCTGCTGTCCCTTTTGGTTGGCTGACATCTCTTCTCTCCTAGGTCATGGGCGTTCGGGGTGGGGGGTTAGGAGATGCTAGTTAAACTAGCGTCTTTGCCGAAAAAAATACGGAGATACGACGTGCTGAGCAGTTGGCAGATTCTCTCCGCCTGCCCAACAGTGGCGACCGACGGGTCGTTCTCGATGCGTCGATAGGTGACGACGTTCACACCTAGCGCGTTTGCCAGCTGCTTTTGTGTGAACCCGGCTTCTTCGCGAGCTTCCCTGAGCGTGGTCTGGGACTGCATCCTGCCTCCTTCCTAATCGGTGACTATGACGATAGGTAAACTAGCATTGCGTGTCAAGAAAAACTAGCAGAAAATGTTAGTGCGTCTAAACACGGAGGTAGATATGGGAATCAGAGAGAACATCGTCCTGCTCAGGAAGCACTTTGGTGTGACCCAGGAGGAGCTGGCCAAAATCGCGGGCGTCACTCGCGGGGCGGTATCCCAGTGGGAGGGGGGCTTCTCTGAGCCCCGAATGGGGGCCATCCAGAAGATGGCCGACCACTTCGCAATCTCCAAGAGCAACATCATCGAGGACGGAGGCATGAAGGCCGTCGACCCGAAGACCGGCAAGATCGTGTCCGTGTCCCCGGCGTCTAGCATCGGCACCATCCCCGGCCGCCGCGGATGCGCCCGACACCCGCGCCCGGTGCTCGGTCGCGTGGCCGCCGGGGAAGCGCGAGAGGCATGCCCGATACCGGGCGAGACCATAGACGTGGACGAGGAGATGTGGGAGCGCTGCGAGGACGGGGCGTGGGTGAAGGTCGCTGGCAACTCCATGAACCGGCTCTTCCCCGACGGCGCCATGGTCTACCTGGACCTGTGCGAGCACGGCGCCACCGTGTCCAACGGGGACGTCGCGGCGGTCTTCGTCAACGGCGACGACATCACCCTGAAGCGCGTCTACTTCGAGGATGGGGCGCTGCGGCTGTGTCCTGAGTCCTACGACCCGGAGTACCGCGACTACGTCATAGACGAGAGCGACCCGGACGCCCCCGACGTGCGCTTCGTCGGCAAGGCCATAAGCTTCAAGGCCGACCCGAAGTGGCGGCCGTAAGGGGATGGGAACGCCTCACCCAGCCGGGCTGGCGGGCGTGAACCAACGGGACAGGAAGGAGGCGCGCCATGGCCAGGCGCAAGGTCGGGACCCTCACGTGGTCTGCCGACGGGTCGAGAGTGAAGATCCAGGTGATGAGGGGTTACCGCTCCGACGGGAGCCGCCGGGTGCTCACCCGCACCCTGCACGACGTATCGGCCGACGAGGCGGAGGCCGAGGCGGTACGCATGGCGGCGGAGCTCGGGGCGTCGGACCTCGCCGGCGACTCCATGACGCTCTCGGCATTCTACTGGGGGGTCTTCCGAGGCTCCCCGAGCAACCGGGGCCGCCCCAGGACCAAGAGCACGCTCCGCGGCTACGACTACGCCATGGACCACTATGTGCTCCCGACCCTCGGAGACGTCGCCGTCGGGCGTGTCACCCACGACCAGGTGGCCGCCGTGATCAGGGCGGCTGCGAGCCCCAAGAACTGCAAGACGGTCCTCAGGGCCGTCCTCATGGCCGCCTATGACATGGGATATGTCGCCGAGAGGCCGCTGCAGCGCCGCGTGCCCACGCCCCGGGCCCGGGCCGAGCAGGTGCAGCCGTGGGACCGCCTGGAGGTGGCCTCCGCCCTCAAGGCCGCGGAGGGCTGGCGCCCCGAGCTCCGGGCCTACCTCGCCCTCGGGCTATCGGGCCTGCGCAAGAGCGAGGCCATGGCCGTGCGCCCCTGCGACCTGTCGCTGACGAAGCTCTTCGACTTCGCGACCGGAGCCGAGACCGAGTCCATGACCGTCACCGTCCGGCGTACCTACACGGAGGCCGACGGGGTGAGGGAGGACACGAAAAACGACCGCTCCGCCCGCGCGGTCCCGGTGTTCGCCCCGTGCCGGGGAATGCTGGCGGGCATGGCCGTTGGGGTACCGGCCGACGAGCGGCTTGTGTCCCTCTCTGTGGGCGGCTTCAACAAGGCGTGGCGGGAGGCGCTCTCCGCCTCGGGGCTGCGTTACGTGCCGCCGGGGACCCTGCGCCACACGAGCGACACCATCGCCCTGGACGCCGGCGTCGCCCCCGACCTCGTGGACAAGATGCACGGCCGCTCGGAGCACACGAGCACCTACCGCAACTACTACAGGCCGGCCCTCGGCGCGATGGAGGAGGCGGCCCGCAAGGTGGGGGAGACCATCGGTTAACGTGCGGTGGAGCGCGGTTGTACCGGAGGGGAACGTGAGGGAACGTATCGGTCAACCTTTATTCACTCAGGTAGCATAGTGGCAGGTAGATGGTTTAATAATGCCTTCGACTCCTGCACTCTTAATCCCAAGGTCCAGGGTTCGAACCCCTGACGGTCCACCATGAACTTACGTATCCCTACCTGCTGGTTTACAAGCGGGTAGGGATATTTCTTTATATGCATCGGCCGCACCACGGTGGAACGCGGTGGAACGGTCGGATTATGAACATCAACGATGGTCATATGTCGGCAAAAGAGACCGACGAGTAGCGGACCACCGCCGGATCGAAACGAAACAAGCCCCCGACCCCATCGCAGGGGCCGGGGGCTTGTTTGTACCGAGTATCAATAAGGGGCCGTCCTCGGCAGCCTTATTTGTACTTTCGGGCGAATCGTATAAACAAGGGGCCCCGCTACAGCCTGCCGTCGTTGAGCGCGGCCTGGAGGGCGCGGACGGTCTTGGGGCCGCACACGCCGTCGGGGTAGACGCCGAGCCTGCTCTGGAGGGCCTTGATGGTGTTCGCGCCCATGATGCCGTCGGAGGTCACGCCGAGGAGCCTTTGCAGCGCGCGGATGACCGGGGAGCCGCTGGGGTTCGCGCCCCACTTCCACCCGCCCGCGCAGTTGGGCATGAGGTGGCGGTTGCCGCTGTACTGGCCCCAGACCTCGCCGTCCGCGACGCAGCGGAGGTGCGCCTGCAGGGCCTTGGTGGTGCCCCATCCCCACCAGCCGTCGACGGAGAGCCCGCCGGTGGACGGGGCCGGGGTCGCAGGCGTGGACGGCACCGCGCCGCCCTTGGCGGCGATGCCCGCCGCCGACAGGATGGCTCGGGCGATCTCGTCCAGACGGTCGTTGAAGATGGTCCGGTCGGTGGCGTTGTCTATGAAGCCGACCTCTGCCAGGCGGTAGTTGATGCCGCGCCTGGCCGCGCGGTTGGCGTTGGCCAGGTCGGAGCGTCCGACGATGATGGACGAGCGGCCGGGGAAGATCTTGGCGAGGGCGTTGGCGAGCGCCTTGTCGAAGGCGTCGGCCTCGAAGCCGTCCTTGATGATGACGTGGGCCCCGCGCGCCGAGCCGTTGGCGGAGTCCCGGTGCAGCTCCGTCACCATGGTGCCCTTGGGCACGTTCAGCGTGTTGAGGTCCCCTTGGGCGTAGACGTTGCGCGAGAAGTCGTGCAGCTCCACGTCGGAGGGGTCCGCCGCCAGCTCCTTGACCCTCCTTGCGAGGTTCCTCACGGAGTCGGCCTCGTTCTGGCCTCCCCCGACCGCGCCGGGGTCCCCGTGCCCGTGGCCGGGGATGATGTACAGCTTCGCCATCTTACAGGTCCTTCCCGTCGTCTCTTTCGCCGATGTCGCCCGCCGCCACCATGGTCGGCAGGCTCGCGCCGCCGTCCACCTCCGGGATGCCGGCCACGCTCGTGAGCAGGCTCACCAGGGCCGCCAGCAGGGCGCCGCTGCCCACGAGGGCCCAGTCCACCTGCCCCATGGCCGCCGCGGCCCCGATGACGCCTATGGCCGTCTGGGCCGCCGTCTTGCCCGCGCGCACCCCGGCGCCGAGCAGCCATCGCTTGATGTCTTTCATGCCTCAACCCTTCCTCGTCATCCCGTGGAAGGTCTCCACGGGCACCTCGCGGATCTTGCGGTACAGCTCAGAGCCGGTGCCGTTGCCCCCGAGCCCGGTGTAGGCGGCGTAGCAGCGGTCTATCTCGGTGCGCCTCTCCACGGAGAGGCGCTTGTCACCCAGCACGTAGGTGTCGTAGGAGTCCACGAGGTTGCACCGGAGCAGGGCCTTGAGCCCCTCCTCCAGCGCCTCGTCGCGCTCCAGCTCCCTGCGCGCCGAGGCGCGCCCCGCCTCCCCCATGCGGTTGATGGCGGCCACGCACCAGGTGACCACGCCGCCCAGGGCGAGCGCCACCACGGTCTCGGCGAGCTTCATGGGGTCCAAGGGCCCCACCCCCTCGAATAGGAAAGGGGCCCCGCAGGGCCCCGCCTCAGCCTTCCACGCGCTCCCGCACCAGCTCCCTGATGCGGGCCGGGACGTCCTCCACGGAGATGTCGCCGCGCAGGACGCGCCTGGCGTAGATGGGCACCATGGAGCGGTCGAGCTTCGTCAGCCCCGCCATCGTCACTCACCCCCTGCCAATGCCTCGTAGATGTCGGACAGGGCCGCGTCGGTCGCCGCCTGCGACTCCTGCACGGCGAGCAGCTGCTCGTAGAGGTCCGTCGCGAGGGCGTCCGGGTCGGCGTCGCCGTCTTGGCGCGTCGACTCGTCCACGATGTCGGCCATGAGCACGCCCCAGCACTCCTCGAAGCGCTCTGAGTAGTAAGCGGTGTCGTGGCTCTCATCGTCCTGGAACGTCAGCTGCTCTGCTCCCCACAAACCGGTGTTCTCGAAGTGGGACACGCGGCGGCTGAGCGTCACCGTCCGGTCTTCCACGGCCACGGCGGGCGGCTCTGTTGGCAGGTCGATGCGGTATGTGTACTCGGTCACGTCTCCTCCTTCCCCCTATCCGACGCCGTTGCAGATGACCAGCTGGCCCATGAACGTCCACGTGTATCCCGACGCGGGGGCGATGCCCGCCGTGTAACTGACGTGGACCAAGCCCGAGCTTTCAACGGCGAAGAAGACGGACGGCATGGGGTCCGGGTAGTTGTTGGTGGGGGCGAGGGCGCTGCTCCTGATGGTGTACGGCGGCCTCATGTTCGCAGGCAGGACGATGCCGGTCGACCTGCTCCCGTTGGAGATGGAGCCACCGGCGACGCGGTTCGCCACAAGGTCGAGGACGGCCACGCCCCCTCGCATGTAGTAGTCCACAGAGCCGGTGAGGTGGCCGCTGTTCAGGGAGAACGACTTTGACACGCGCTGGGCGCTGGGGACCTTGAGGTTGCTCTGGGCCCCAGCGAGGGTGGTGGCCCCCGTGCCTCCGTTGGCGACGGGCAGGCCAACGCCTCGCTTGAACGTCGTGCCGTTGATGTCGATGGTGCCGTTGGCGCTCTCGATGATGCGGCTCGTGTAGTCTCCGGTGGACCCGTTGTGGTGGAAGTCGATGTACCCGCCGCTGTTGTTGGCGATGCCGTGCCCCAGCTCGATGCGCTGGGGCTCGATGGCCTGCCCGCGAATCAGGTTCTCGCACGCCTTGGCCGCAGTCGTGGCCCCCGTGCCGCCCGACGCGACGGTGAGGGGTCTGCCAAGTCCTGTGGCGGTGGGGGAAAGCAGGAGATGGTTCGTGCCATGGCCGTCGGGGCCGTAGTTGGTCATATAGGTGTCCTGGCCGTTCTGAGACAGCTTCAGACAGGTGCTGGCCGACGTGTCCCTGAGTCTGATGGCGGCGTCGTCGTCGACACGGATTTCAAGGTCGCCCGTCATGGTGTCGCCGGCCTTGGAGACCTTGCCGCCGCCCAGCTCGTCGGCGCGCCCCTCGAGGCCCGCGATGGCCCCGTCCACGCGCCCCAGCTCCTGACGGAGGTAGGCCGAGTCGGCCTTCTCCCCGTCCCTCGAGTCCACGTAGTTGCGCACGGCCTCGAACAGGGCCGCCCCCACGTCGGTGCCCTCGCTCGCCACCTCGCCGGGCACGGGCACGAGGTCCACCACGCCGTCCTCGGACGTCGCCTGCATGCGAACCCGGGCCGGGTACTGCACCTCGCGGTCGATGACCTCGGGCCACTGGGCGGCTCCCCCGCCCTGGTCGGTCTCTGGCATGGCCCCTCCTTTCCTAGTCGTTTTCCGTGAGCCGGTAGCTCTGCACCGAGGCCTCCCGGCCCCAGCAGGCCACGAGGCAGCGGTCGCCCGCCGACACGCCCGCCGCCCCGCTCTCGAGCGGCAGCTCCACGGGCTCGGCATCCCCGTCCAAAAGCACCGCGGCCGAGGCGGCCCGCGCCTCCACGCAGGTGCCCCAGGCGAAGGACTGGCGGGGCGGCTCCGCCCCCTTGAGCAGGGTCCTCGCGATGGAGTCGGCGGCGTCCATCAGCGCACCTCCTCGAGGTCGACGTCCATGAGGAGCCCCGGCGCCCCCAGGTCGACGGAGACGCGCTCCACCCGGAAGCGCCCCCTCACCTTGCCGGTGGGCCATGAGAGGTCCACCACGTCGCCGAGGGCCACGGGGCGGTAGATGTGCTTGAGGGAGACGGTGCGCCTGGCGGCCAGGCGCTCCCTGAGCGTCTTGTCGGCCAGGGCCTGGGCGCGGTCGAGGTCCATCTCCTCGGAGGGCCGCACCACCTCCCAGACCTCGCGGCCCAGGCGCTCCGAGGCCGCGTCGTCTCTCGCCTGCGCCACCACGCTGCCCCGCCCCGTGGAGGCCACCACCTTGACGCAGGTGGCCTTGGGCTCCTCCTCCTCGTCCTCCATGGAGGGCAGGAAGCGGCAGCCCGGACCCTCCTCCCAGCGCTGGTCCGGCGCCCGGGAGGCGTCGTCGAGCTGGCGGCGCAGCAGCGCCCGGCCCATGGGGTCGCAGACCGGCTCCTTGAACCCTGCCGCGGCGCACAGGTCGCGGGCGATCGCCAGGCGGTCGTCGCCCACGCCGTCCACGGGCACGAGGCCGTAGGTGCGGGCCTCGGCCAGGCGCTGGGGCCCCGTGTCGGCCGACACCGAAAGGCCGGCCGCCCGCAGGCACCCGGCGGCGGCCGCCACCGGGTCGGAGCCCGCCGGCACGTGCACGCTCACGGCGGGCACGGCCCCCTGGGCGAGGCTCAGACAGCCGTAGAGGTCGGCGGCCCCGGAGGCCCCGGCGTCGGTGCGGCTCCACCTCGGCACCGTGGCCCCGAAGGTGCCGAGGCACTCGGCGGCCCTCGAGCCGTCGGAGAAGGAGACGTCCGCGTAGCACCTCACGAGCCCTGTGGGCGAGAAGTCGCCGGTCACGTCCACGGAGGCCGAGGCCTTGACGGGGTCGCCGGCGTCGAGCACCACCTTGCCGCCGGAAAGGACCCCTCCCACAGGGCCGGTCTCTTTCCAGGTGGCCGGGTCCACGCCCACCCAGCGCACCCTCGCCTCGAAGGGGAGCCGCCAGTCAGCCACGGGCCACCTCCTCCATGGACGCGCTCACGTTCCACTGCCTGCCGTCGGTGTGGGACACGTCCACCGAGCCCCTGACGGCCACGTAGCGCCGCTCGCCGAACAGGTCGCGGTAGAGGGCCGTGCCGCCGGACCGGAAGGCCCGGAGCCAGCTTCTCGCCGCCTCGAGGCCCACCACGGCCCCCGACACGTCGGCCGTGCCGGACCCGGCGGGGCCGGGGTAGAAGACGGGCAGCTCCGCTCCCTCCCACCGCGCCGACGAGCCGGCCCCCGCGAAGTGGTAGGCCTCGCCGGCCCTCTCGGCGCCCGTGCCGCAGTCGAGGTCCAGGACCAGCGTGGCCATGAGGTCCAGGGCGGCCCCGTAGTTAAGGGCCACGGCGTCGTGGGAGTCGAGGTAGGCCTCGACCCAGCGGCTCGCCCGCTCCCCGTCGGCAGAAACCGCGTCCACCCGGTAGCGGTAGGGCGCGTTGAGGGGCGGGGTGGGGTCCACCACCATGTCCAGGGCCCTGACCCCCGCGGCCACGCGCTCCAGCTCGCCGGAGGCGTCCTCGCGCCAGACCTCGTAGTGGTCCGTGGCCGGGTGGGCCTGGAACTGCCACTTGAGGGACCCGTCGGCGCACACGAGGCCGCAGCCCGCCTGGAAGGCGCCGGCCTTGGCCGAGGTGCGCACGCTCTCGTCGGACTCGTCGCACCACAGGTAGCAGCACAGGGACTCCTCGTCGGGCTGGACCCTCACCGAGGGCAGGGCCGGCGGGACGAAAGACACCTGGATGGCCACGGAGCCGGACCCCGTGAGGCCCAGGCCGTCGGTGGCGGTGACCACGACGGTGTAGCGCCGGTCGTTGGACAGGTCGAACATGCCGCCGTCCACGGTGAGGGCGGTGCCGCCGGGCACCTCCACCACGCCGGCCGAGGTGCCGTCGGCCCTCATGACGGCCACGGAGGCCGACACGACGCCGTGGAGGCTGAACGCCTCCCAGGCCACCTCGAGGGGCAGCGACGAGACGAGGGCGCCGTCGGCGGCCGGCCGGGTGACGGTGACCGCGGGAGGGCTCGCCACCGTGAAGGCCACGGGCGCCGACCACGCGCCCCACTCGGAGGACAGGCCGTGGGTGCGCACCCTGGCCGTGTGGTCGCCGTCCGCGAGGCCGGCCAGCTCGAAGGAGCGCGCCTCGCCGGCCACGGTGGACACCTGCCCGTCCACGTCCACCTGGGCCGCGGTCTGGGCGCTCGCGTCGGGGTGGTTGGGCTCCCACTCGATGGGGCGGGGCCTGTCCGAGCGGACCACCTGGCCGGCCGCGACGCCTCCGGTGGCCGGGGCCTCCGGGGCGCAGGTGTACGCCACCTCGCCGCCCTCGGCCCACGGGCTCTGTCCGCCCTTGGACTTGGTGCGCACCCGGTAGCGGGCCGCCTCCCCCAGGGCCTCGGCGTCCAGGAAGCGCCTTGAGGAGCCGGAGAGGTCTCCGTCCTCCGACACCGTGGACCAGGAGCCGCCGGCCTTGGCCGGGCGCCTCTGGACCTCGAAGCCGGTGGCCTGGCTCCCGTCGTGGGACCAGGCCACGGCCACAGAGGTGTCCGAGACTCGCTCGCAGGCCACGGACGCAGGGGCCGTGGGCCTCGACCAGACCTCGGCGCTCTCGGCCGTCTCCGAGGCGCCCGCGGCGTTTCTCGCCTGGGCGCCCCAGCGGTAGCCGTGGCCGTCCTTGCAGCTGGTGTCGCGCCAGACGCGGGTCTTGGGGCCCACCTCGGCCACCTTGACGGGGTCGGCGCCGTCCTCGGAGCGGAAGAGCGCGACGGAGTCCCAGGGCTTGCCCTTGTCGGGGTCGGCGGCGCTCTCCCAGGTGAGGGTGGCCACCCCGTCGGCGAGCTCGGCCGAGAGGGAGGCCGGCGGGTCGGGGGCGTCGACGCCCACCTGGGGCACGGCCCACTCCAGCCGCACCCCGAGCCCTCCCGCCGTGCACTCCCGGCCGAAGATGGTGCCCGTGAGGGTGACGGCCACCTTGCGGGCGGCGGCCTTGAGGTCCACGTCGACCGTGAAGTCCTCCATGTACGCCGCCGTGCGGTCGCTCGTGATGGGGGCCGAGGCCATGTCGCCTGCGCCCGAGCGCGCGTCCAGGGTGACCGCGCCGTCGGCCACGGCCACGGACCACCTGTCGGCGCTCGTGAGCCTGGACAGGCCGTCGGTCCAGTAGGCGGCCCTGACCCTCAGCGTCTGGGACGCGCGGGTGGTCTTGGTGGGCCAGACGTGCAGGCCCAGCCAGCAGGGCAGGCCGTTGCTGCCTCTGAACTCGCGGCCCCAGTGCAGGTTGTAGGCGTCGTTGTCCTTGCGCGGCACCTTGAGGGACACCTTGGCCCCGAGGCCGTTGTTTCCGTCGGCCCAGGTGCCCCAGAAGGTCCCCGACACCCACGCCGTGACGGAGTAGTCCACGCTCTTGCGCGGCACGGACACGGTCTTGTCGCAGAAGACGCAGACCGAGGCCTCGCTCGACCAGCTCCCGTGGGAGCCGTCGCCGTGCTCGTTCAGGTAGTAGGAGATGCCGGTGGTGGCGGTGGGGGAGGCCGAGTCCGGGCCCGAGTAGAGGTAGGCGTTCCAGACCTCGCCGTGGCCGAGGGTGGTCTTCTTGTCGGTCCAGTAGCCGGCCCGGACCTTGACCTTTATCTCGTCCTCGGTGACCTCCACGACGTCGGCGTCCACGCCCACCCACGTCCTGATCTTGCTCGACGGGACGAAGGGCCTTCCCCAGGTGAGCTGGTAGGGGTCCTTGAACTCCTCTTCGGCCATGTCCTCACCTCCTGGCGGTCCGCGCCTTGCGGCTGATGACCCGCGCCAGGTCCTCGATGGCCCTGGACGCGGCCTTGTCGGCGGCAAGGGACGCGCCGTCGACGTACAGGTTGTACTGGGGGGCCGGCGGCGCCTGCCTGCCCGCCACGAGCTCGGCGATGAGGTCGGCGAAGGGAGCGGCGTAGCGGCGGTTGGTGAGCGGCACCACGGCCTCGGCCCCGGCCTCGCCCACGAAATGGTTGACACCGTTGCGGTCGGCCCCGATGCCGACGCCGGCGCCGGGACGGTCGGCGATGAAGCCGCCGGAGCCGTGGAAGATGACCCCTCCGTCGGCCTTCATCAGGCCGCCGGAGGTCTGGCCCCCGTTGGCGGTCGACGTGATGTATCGGGTCTCCTTCTGCACCAGCTCGTACTGCTGGACGGTGATCTTCTTGTCGTGGAGCTGGGAGAGGGCGCCCACGAGGTCGGACACCGCCCTTTGGGCCGACCCGTCCACGACGTTGCCGGTGACCGTGGCCGTGGTGGAGTAGGGCTTCAGCTCGCCGTCGTTCCACACCCACACGCGCCCCTGGGCGTCGATGAGCATCTGGTCGTCCACGGCGACGCCGGTCTCCTTGTCCACGAACTCGGTGCCGTTCCAGACCACCACGCGCCCTTGGGAGTCGATGAGCTGCGCATCGTTGACGGTGACGCTGCCGTCCTTGTCCACGATGGGCACGTTGTTGTAGTTCTGGATGGCCCAGACCATCTTGGACACGTCGCCCTCGAAGGCAGAAGCGAGCGCGGCGATGTTGGCCGAGCCCACGCTGTTCAGCTGCTCGGTGGACACGCCGGCCTCGGAGAGCTTGGCCGCGAGGTCGGCGGCCGAGACGCCCATGTTCGAGAAGGCCTCGGGCACCCCGTCGCCCATGGTCTTTAAGGCGTCGGAAAGTGCGACCGTCTTGGCCGTGCCCTCGTCCACGGAGATGCCCACGCCCCGCAGGGCCTCCACGATGGAGGAGGCGGTGCCGTCGTACTTGGCCGCCACCTCGGTGAGCTTGTCGCCCTCGAGGGTGAGCACCTCGTCGGCGCTGACGCCTAGCTCCTGGAGGGACCCGAGGAACTCCTCGTTGGAGGCGGCCCCGCCGGTGAGGGTGTTCTTCACGTTCTGGAGGGCGGCCGTGACGCCGATGAACTTGTCGCTCTCCATGGCTCCCCTGAGCCTCGTCCATGCGTCGGCGTTCTCGTCCATGGCCGCCGTGGTCGCGTCGTAGGAGCTCTCGAGGTTCTTGACGCTCTGGTCCGCCTCGTCGGAAAGCCCCTTGGTCCTCTCGACCTCCTGCATGGCGGCGTCGTAGATGGCCTTGAAACCCGCCTCGTCGAAGCCGCCCTTGTGGTCCTCCCAGTTCTTCCTCGCCTTCTCGGCGTCGGCCACGGCCTTGCCGTAGGTCTTGGCGGCCTCGGTGCGGTGGTCGTAGGCCTCGGAGAGGTCGGCGGTGATGGCCTCGGCGCGGACCTCCTCCTTCTTCTTCTCGATGAGCTCGTCGATCTTGCCTTTGAGGTCCTCGACCTCCCCGGCCTCGTTGACCCACCGGTTGCTCTTGACATCCTCCAGGGTGAGGTTGGTGCCCAGGGCCTCGTTCACCTTGTCGATGGCCCACTTCACCCGGCCGGTCTGCTCGGCGGTGAGCTCGGCCTGGCCGGCGTAGTCGGAGATGTACTTGCGGGCCCGCTCCAGCTCCACGATCTCGTTCTGGGCCGCCTCGGTGCGCCGGGAGATGGAGTCGGCGAGGTCGGCCCCGGCCTCGGCGAGCTCGTCCACGGACATGACGGAGAGCTCGGCCTTCTGGCCCACCTCCTCCACGGCCCCCGAGAAGCCCCTGAGGGCCCCGGCGTCGGCCGCGGCCTGCTTCAGGCCCTCGGTGGCGCCCCGGAGGTTGTCGGCCTTCTCCCTGGCGTCGGCCACGGCGGTGGCCACGGCCGAGCCCGCGAGGGCCACGCCGGTGACGACGAGGCCGAGCCCGCCCGCGCCCATGAAGGCGCCGATGCCCTTGGCCACCCGGCCGATGCCGTCCTTGGCCGCGCCGCAGAAGCCGGAGACCTTCCCCTTGGCGGTGTCGAGGGCGGCCCCGAGCCCGGCGGCCATGCCCTCGGTGCGGAACAGCTCGCCGGCGGTCTTGCCCGCCTCGGTCCCGGCGCTCGCCAGCTCCGGGGTGAACTTGGCCAGGGTCTCCTTCCAGTCGCCCGTGCCCCGGCCCGAAAGCGCGATGGCGTCGCGCACGCTCATGTACCCCTGGGCCGCCGTGTCGGCGGCGATGCGCTGGGCCTCCAGCTCGGCGGACATCCCCGCGAATGCCCCGCGGAGGCCGCCGGTGCTGCGGCCGACCTCGTTCACGCGCCCGGACATGGCGGAGAAGGCGCCGGAGGTCTCGTCGAGGACCGCAGGGATGGGGGAGAAGGCCCCCTTGGCCTCGACCGCGGCCTCGGCGGCCGTAACGATGGCATCGGCGGGGCCCCCCTTGCCGTAGGCCCCCTTGAGGGCGTCGAAGGCCCCCTTGACCTTGCCGAGCTCGCCCTTGGCCTTGCCGCAGAAGTCGGCCACCTTGGCGCCGGCCCCCTGGAGCAGGGAGAAGGAGCCCGCGAACACGGCGATGTCGCCGGCGTAGGGGGCGAGCCTGCCGATGACGTCGGCGGCGAAGGGGGCCACGGCGTCCACGGCGTCCTTGACGGCGCCCGCCACCACCTTGACCGAGTCGCCGAGGGACTCGGCCGCGGGCGCGAAGCTGTCCACGAGGGCGCCGGCGACGGGGGAGAGCGACCCCACGAGGTCGCCGATGACGGGCCCCACGTCGGCCGCCACGCCCTTGACGGCGGAGTAGACGGTGTCGATGGCCGGGAGCGCCCCCTCGAGGGCGTCGTTGAACCCGGCGAACCCGTCGCGGACCGCCCCCTTCATGTCCTCGACCACCCGGGCCACCCGGTCGGTGCCCACGGTGTCGAAGGTGTCGGCGATGCCTCGGGTCCAGGCGTTGGAGAGGTTCTCGAGCGAGGTCTGGAGGCCGCCCGTGGCCTCCTCGGCCTGCTGGCGGAAGCTGGCGAGGCCGTCGGCGCCCACCTCGTCGAGCTCGATGATCTTGTCGATGAGGTCGTCGATGGCGATGTGGGGGCCGTCGTAGCTCTTCTGGTCGCCGCCGCCGAGGGCGTAGTAGAGGTCGTTGGCGGAGGCCTCGGCCCCCAGCATGGACTTGGCCAGCATGTCCATCTGGCCCGGCGCCGCGCTTGTGAGGGCGCGCCAGTCCTCCAGCTCGGGCTTGCCCTTGGCCAGCACCTGCCGGAACTGCTCGGTGGCTCGGCTGGCCACCTCTGAGCCCTGGCCGCCGGCCAGAAGGGCGTCGTTGAGCGCCAGGCCGAGCTTGGTGGACTTCTCGATGTCGCCGGTGATGGCGGTGAAGCCCTGCACGGAGCTCACCATGGCGTCCAGGCGCGTGGGGAGGCCCTGGAGCCTGTCGCTCATCTCAGTGATGGAGGCGGTGGCCTGGGCCGAGGTGTACCCGAGGTTCTCCATGACCCGCGGGTAGTTGTTCAGGATGTCGAAGCGGGAGATGGCGGCCCCCACGTGGGCGGACACCTCGCCGGCAACCTTGGAGGTGACGGCGCTTACGGCGCCGGCCACCGCCCCCGCCTTGACGAAGCCCTTGGCCATGGACCCGCCCAGGGCGCCGCCCATCCTCGTGCCGGGGGCGGCGACGTCCACGCCCCCCAGGGCCGCCTTCACCTGGGACGCGAGCCCCGGGAACTTCGGGACCACGTTCATGTAGGCGCTGCCGATGTAAGGCATCTCAGGCCTCCTCCCACTCTCCCCGCTCTATGCGCTCGCGGGCCGTGGCCGCCCGCCCCCGCTCCTCCATGCGCGCCGCCAGCTGCTCCGGGCGCAGCACCCGGGGCGGCTCGGGGCACTTGGACCTGTCGTAGGCCAGGGCCCAGGTGAGCTCGCGCACCGCGTCCACAATGTCGGCGCCGACGCGGCGCTCCGGCGACCAGGACCTCGCGAGGCAGCGGGCCGCCACGTACTCCGAGCCGTCCGGGAGGCCCAGCAGGAGGTCCACGGCCTCCTCCGGGTCCACCTCGTCGTAGGAGACGTGGTAGTAGCGGCGGAAGTCGCGGCGCAGCTGGGGCACGAGGCCCCGCTCCGCGTCCGCGAGCGTCAGAAGTTTTTTAGTTCCTTGTCGGTGACGACCTGCACCATGGCCCAGTTGAGGGCCTCCTGGTCGACGTGGCCGTCCTCGTCGGTGGCCGCGCGGACCACCTCGGACCACTGCTCGTCGCCGAGCAGCTCCACGACGAGGGCGGCGTAGTCCTCGTCGGTGGTCGCGGCGTTGTAGCGCTCCACGACGTCCCTGTCGTGGTACCGCTTGACGGGGACCTCCACGTCCACGCCCAGGACGTTGATGCGGGCGCGCCTGGCGCGCCGCTCCTCGATGAGGCGGACCTTGGCCTCCGCGGTCTTCGCCCCGCGGGTGGGGATGCCGAGCATCCTGGCGTAGCCGTCCAGGCCGTCCGCGTCCATCTTCAGCAGGTACTCTCGGTTCAACGCTCCTCCTCAAAGGAAAAGGGGCCGGCACGAGCCGGCCCCGCCGTCATGTCCTACTCGGTGGGCCCTGCGGGGGCGTCCCCGCCGCCCGGCCCGGCCGCCGGCTTGGGGCGGGCGTGGTAGACGTGGTGGGTGGAGCCGTCGGCGCCGGCCACGGCGGTGAAGCTCATGCCGTAGACCATGAGGCTCCCGCGCTGGTGGGCCACGTCGTCCACGGAGTCCACCTTGACCTTGGGGTAGACCGTGCGGCGCAGCCACCCGTTGCTCTCCAGCTCGTCGATGACGAGGGGCACGGTGGCCGCCGGGATGCCCCGGGCGTCGATGGCCTCGAAGGTGTTGGGGTCCTCGGCCGAGGCCTTGACGTTGGCCGCGCCGAAGCGCAGCTTGGCCGCGGCCAGGCGGCCCACCTCCACGAGCTCCAGCTTCACCTTGTCCTTCTCGTCGGTGACGTCGGTGAGCAGCACCTTGCCGTGCCAGCCCTTGAAGTCGTTGGAGGTGGACTCGGTGGTCTGGGTGAAGCCGTTCTCGGAGAGGTCGCCCAGGCTCTCGAAGCCCTCGGCGAGGGCCTCGGAGGCGCTGGTGGGCAGGGTGGGGTTGTCGGCGAAGCAGGTGAAGGCGCAGCCGCCCTCCACGGGCTTGCCCACGGTGACGAGGGTGGCGTCGATCTCGGGCGCCTTGGCGGTGTCTGCCATGGTGTCTCCTTAGTCTTTGGGTGGTTCGTGGGTGACGAGGGTGTAGCTGAGGTACCAGCGCCTCTCGCTCGTGTCCGGGTCCGGGTCGCTCCGCATGGAGTCCATCTCCACGGAGTCGTAGCCCTGGGCGAAAACGAGCCTGCCCATGGCGGCCGCGACGTCGTGGGCCAGGGCGCAGGCGGCGGCCTCGGAGGGGCCCCAGCAGTAGATGCCGACGCCGGGGCGGTCGCGCAGGGCGTCGAGGAAGCGGCCCCCCTCGCGCCTCACGGTGACGAGGGGAGGGCGGTCCCCGGAGGCCCTGAAGGCGCGCACGGGGCAGGGCAGGGCGGCCCCGAGGCGGGCCACGAGGTCTGTCTGGACGTCGAGGTGGGCCATGGGGCCTCCTTCAGTGGTTCTGGCTCGCCAGGGACTTGTTCTTGGCCTCGTTCATCCTGGCCACGGCGGTGCGGGTGAACACGACCCCCACGGCGGCGTTGTCGAGCACGTCCACGGAGCTGCCGTAGGGGTCGACCTCGAAGCGGCCGCCCCGGATGTGGAGGCCCCCCTCGTGGGTGCGGGCGTCGGAGTTGGCGGCGGCGCAGATGCGGCCGGCCTCCTCCCTGAGGGCGGCCTGCATCCCCTCCGAGCGGGCGATCTCGCGGATGCCGGCCGCGTCGGGCACGAAGGTGACGTCAGCCATCGGTGGCCACCCCCTGCACTGGCATGGACCAGGGGCCCGGGCAGAGGCCCGCCGGGTAGGGCGCCGGGTCGCCGACGACCCGCCAGCGCCTGCCGCCCCACAGGACCGAGGCCCCGGCGAGGCTTCCGCAGGAGTCGGCGTAGGACGCCGGGAAGTGGAAGGTGACCTGCGCCCGGTCGCCGTTGGGCCGCGCGGCGGCCATGTCCGAGGTGGACCCGGGGGCCACCAGGACGTTCTTCACCTTCTCGGCCACCGCCTCTCGCACGGGCATGCCCATGGCGTCGAGCGCCCCGGTGGCAAGCTCGCGCTCCACGGTCACCGTCTCGCCGGCCATGAGGGAGGGAAGGCTCGGGAACCCCATGCGCCTCACCCCATCCCCACGGTCAGGACGCACCCGGCCTCGCAGCCCAGGCGCGCCCGGTCCTGCTTGGTCAGGTACATGGCGCCCTCGGGGTTGGCCCAGGTGACCTGCCCCGAATAGGGGCCCGCCGCCTGCTGCACCGACGCGACGCCGTCGGCGCGGCCCACGGCCCGGCGCACCACGGCGCAGGCCACGGCCCTGGCGTTGGCGGCGGCCACGGGGTCGGCCCGGTCGATGCCGGGGCACTCGGCGGCGATGAGGGCGCTGGCGTCGTCCAGGAGGGCCGCGAGGCGCCCCGGGTCGGCGCTCGCCTCGTCGCCGTAGCGCGCCAGGTAGTCCTCGGCCGTGGCGAAGGGCGGGGCGCCCACGGCCGCGCTCACTTGGCCGCCGCCGGGGCCAGCACGCAGGCCGGGTAGCGCTTGTCCTTGGCCCCCTGGAGGCGGGTGAGCGGGTTGGCCACGCAGAAGCCCACGCGCATGACGAAGCGCAGGGCCACGGCGTCCTGCTGGGCGAGGTTGAGCAGCACCTTGCCGTCGGCGTCGGAGATGACTGCCTGGTCGAGCACCTTCACGGTGACGTCCTGGCGGATGCCCACGAGCACGTTGGACCAGTCGGCGCCCACGAGCAGGGCCTTGGAGCCGTCCCAGGCGCCGTTGGCCACGGGGTTGAGCGGGTGGCCGTAGAGGGTGGAGGGGCCGGCGGCGGCCAGGCTGTCCTGGTAGATGGGGGCTCCGGAGGCCGAGCGCAGGGCGCGCAGCTGCCAGTCGAGGCCGGGCTGGGAGACGAAGCCCTCCATGACGTAGCCCTGCTCGGAGAGCTTCTGGCCCATGGAGGCCACGTCCACGGCGAGGTCGGCCCCGGTGCCGGCCTTGACGGTGTTGCCGGCGGCCACGGCGGCGGGCACGATGGCGTCGGGCCAGCTGTCGGGCTTGCCCACGCCGAACAGGGCGGCCTGGTCGATCATCTTGCCCATGGACTCGGCGACGCGCGGGGCCACCTCGTCGAAGATGCGGATCTCGGAGTCGGCCAGAAGGTTCTCGGGCACCGGCACGATGACGGCCAGCTCCTCGGCGGTCATCTTGAGGTCGCCCCACTTGGCCTTGGTGGTCTGCTTGAGGCCGGTCTCGCCCTCCACCCAGTAGGCCTCGGGGAACATGTCGAGGACGGGCTGCTTGCGGGTCTTCTTGGACATGGGCACCGTGCGGGCGCGCTGGAGCAGCGCGGAGGACTTCGGGGCCTGCTGGATGATGGTGCGGGCGAACTCGTCGGGCATGGTGCCGTTGCCGAGGTCGGCCTTGAGGATGAGGTCGAGGCCGGTGCCGGAGGGCGCGGCCGGGGTCGTGGGGGTGCCGGTGTCGGTGGTGGTGTCGGCCATGGGTGTGTCCCTTCTATCGGTTCTTGTTCGCGAGGTCTCGGAGCCACTGGTTGGCGTCGCGGGGGGCCTTGGGGGGCTCCGCCGGGTGGGTGCCGTCGCCGAGGACGGCGGGCATCATGGAGGCCCTGGCAGCCGGGGCCACGGAGGCGGCGATGGAGCGCAGCTCGTCGGCGTCGGCGGCGTCGATGCGGGCCAGCACGCGGGCGGGAAGGCCCGTCTCCTCGGCCACCTCGTCGGCCCAGGCGCGCCGCTCGGCCGCCGCCCTCAGGGCCTCCAGCTCGGCCGTGGCCCCGGACAGGCCCTCCTCGGCCTTGGCCCGCTCGGCGTCGGCCCTCTTGGCGGCCTTCTCGGCGGCCGCGAGGCGCGGCGCCGCCTCGGCGTTCTCCTTCGCCCGGGCCTCCCACTTTCGGGCCTGGGCCTTCCAGTACTCGGCGCCCTGGGCGTCGCCGTCGCCGTGCGGCTCCGGCCCGGTCGCGGCATCGGTCCGCTCGTCGGTCTCGTCGGCCATGTGGCGGCTCCTCTCTTCCTGCGGGGCCGTGCGGCCCCCGCCTTGCGGCCCGTGCGGGCCTTCCTTTCAAACGGAAAAGGCCCCGTGCGGGGCCTCGGTCCTCGTGTGGTGCGCGCGGGCGGGCTCGAACCGCCGGCACCCCGCTTAGGAGGCGGGCGCTCTGTCCTGCTGAGCTACGCGCGCACGGGAAGGGCCGCCCCGGAAGGCGGCCCAGCGGTAGGCGTTCCTTGTTCTCGTTGGGGCTAGGAGATGCCCGCCCAGTTTTTGAGGGACTGGAGGGCGATGGCCGAGCAGAAAGCCTTCACCACGTCGAAGGTGGCCGACCCCACGGTCTTGGCGATGCCTTCGCGGGCCCTGTCCCAGACGCGCCTGTCGCGCACGGCGTCCAGGAAGTCCTGGCCGGACCACGTGAGGCCTGACACGGTCGGCTCGAGGGGCTTCCCCGAGCCGGAGCGCTGCACGCTGCCGTCGATGAGGCCCTGGGAGCAGAGGAGCTCGACGTGGTAGGCCACCATAGGGCGCGACCACCTCTCGCACTCCTCGGAGAACGACGCGAGGTAGAGCTGGTCGTCCGCGCCCTCCACCTTCAGGAGGATGTCCCTCACGAGGTCCATGTCGCGCTTCACGCTGGCTCCTTAGGTTGTCACATCCAGGCGAGGTAACCGGAAGTCTCGGCGACCTTGCCGGCGGCAAAGTCGCGCAAGAGGGCGGCGACGTGGGACGCATGCATCGAGCTGCCGCCGCTCCTCGAGAAGGTTCCGCCCCCGTCAAGCGATGCCTTGAACCACGTGGACTTGTCCCGACTGAACTCGCAGGAGACGCCGTCGCCAGCGTGAGCGAGGTTGCGGTAGTAGACCATCTGCTATTCCCTCCCGTCAAGCCACCTGCCAACAGCGTCTGCGTAACTGTACGTCTCGTTGGCCTTGCTATGGGCCGCCGCGTAAGATGAGCAGGAGCCTCACGAGGTCCATGTCGCGTCTCATGGGCGCCTCCTCAGATGTCGACCTCCACGGTCTCTATGCCGGAGAGGCGCTTGAGCTCTGCCTCCATCTCCCGTTTCTTGGAGAGGTAGGGCCCTGCGCAGGAGGGGCAGAGGTGGCGGTCCGCGCCGACCTTCTCCCACCCGTCGTCGAAGGCGCCCTCGTCGAGGTCGCGCAGGGAGGAGTAACTGACGTCCGTGCCCCTGACCTCGCGGACGGCGCCGCAGCGGTCGCACTTGAGGAACGCCTTGCGGATGTATGCCATGGGGCCTCCTACTCGAAGATGACGGCGGGGCTGTCAGGGTCGCCCGACCACCGGGCGATGACGAACATGTCCCAGAACCTGTCGTCGATGTCGTCGTCGGGCACGACGTTCCACTGGCGTTCGAACTCCGCCGTCTCGGTGGCGGGCACGAGCCAGCCTGATATGTCGCAGCACTCCGTCCGGTCGGTCTCCGTGAGGTTGTTCTCGTCTGCGTGGGCGTAGAAGACCTTGCCGAGGCTCGCTGCGGCACGTTGGACGAAGCCGAAGAACCGGACGTACTTGCGGTCGGCCTCCTCGTCAACCCAGCGGAGGCCCCTTGTCTTGCAGTGTTGAGAGATAGCGCTTATTGGAGGCACCGCCCTTCATGATCGTGACGAACTCGTCGTCGGCGTTGACTATCACCACGTCCTCGCCCAAGCGATAGAACGTGCACGGGTTGGTCTGGTCGCGCCACGGGCCTTCGTTCACATGGTCCGCCTTGTCGATGATCGATGCGATTATACCTTCGAAGTCGCTCCGGGCCTGCGCGTCGGACACGTCGAGGCCCCATTCGGCCATGTGCTTCCTGGCCTTCCGGCCGAACTGCTTCTTCTTGAGAAAGACCGACGACGACGGCTTGTCGAACTTCGAGGCATGGACGGCGCCCACGGACCTCTGGCCGGCCTTCCGCCACACGGGGTGCTTCTTCGCCCACTCGGCCTTGGCCGCCCGCTTCTCGGCGCTGGTCCAGGGGGTGCCGTCCTCGTGGGTCCGAGAGTCGATGTCCTCGTACTCGGCCCACTGCTCGGCCACCGCGTCCAGGTCGTAGCCCTCGACGGAGGTGCCGGGGAGGCCGGGGACCACGCGGCAGTCGCAGTTGCGGTGCCTGCCCGCCGAGGCCTTCGACTCGCTCCCGTAGACGAAGCCGCGGCTCGCGAGCATGGTGCAGAAGGTGCAGTTCTCCAGGCCCGTGAGCACCCGGGCCCAGCGCACCCCGGCCCGCCTGTCGGCCGGGCGCGACGCGGCGGCCACCACGGTGTCGTTGGCCCGGGCCAGGACGCGGTCGGCCGCCGACTTGCCCAGCTGCGCGATGAAGCCGCCCCTGTCGCCCTTGACGAGCTTTTTCGCCTGGTAGCGGGCGATCTTGTCGGCCTCGTCGGCGATGCCGGAGCCCCCGTCGGGGGAGGCGGGCTCGACGCCTTCGGCCCCTGCGGCCCTCAGGCACTCGTCGTACATGAGGGCGGCGAGCTCTGCGGCGAGCAGCCCGTAGGCCTTGACGGCCTGCTCCAGGGCCCTCCTCGCCGCCTCGCGGACGTCGGCCACCGAGGCCCTCGGGTGGGAGGCCATGTACGCCGACACCGAGCGGGTGACGAAGGCCGACGCCGTCGCGGCCTGCCGCTGGAGCTGGGCCGTGTACCTATCCCAGAGCCTCCGGGGGATCTCCGCCATCGGGCACCCCCTCCTCGGGCAGGGCCATGGGCGCGGGCTGCGCCTGGGCCATGAGGACGTTGTAGGCCCTCGCGGCCGAGACCTCCGCCATGAGGGGCGCGACGTCCTGCTCGGCCACGCCGAGGTCGCGCCAGAAGGTGGCGGTCTGGGCGTACTCTGGCACGACGGAGGCCACCTTCATGGCGTAGTCGGCCCTCGCGGCCATGGACGGGCGCTGGGGGTTCTCGAAGCGGGCCCGGACGTTCCTCAGCCCCTCCGGGAGCCCCTCCACGGTGGTGCCCTCCAGCTGGGCCAGGGCCATCGACGCCACGTCCTCCATGGCCCGGCCGTTGGTGCCGTTCAGCCACTCGGCCTCGCAGATCAGGTCGTTCTGGGCGGCGTAGATGGCCTCGGCGCTGCTCGGGTTGTCGAAGGCGATGCCCAGGGAGTTCATGGGGATGCTCGTCTCGCCGGAAAAGAGCTTGGCCAGGGTCTGGAGCTGGTCGTTGTAGGGCTGCATGGACATCTGGGGCATCTGGCCGTAGTGGGGGATGTCCCCGTTGGCGTTGGCCGAGACGAGCAGCATCTTGTCCATGCGCAGCTCGAGCTTGTTCTTCGAGAGCTGCTCGGCGGTCTTGCGGTCCACGCCGGCCAGGTAGCGCTGGGGCCAGGTGTAGAAGTAGGAGGCCACGTCGGTGTTGAAGCACACCGACAGGGCCCGGTCGGTGAGCGAGCGCACCGCCGGGCTGATGCGGGGCCTGCCGAAGGGCCTCTGGAGGTCCGGGCGGTAGCGAAGCGGCACCATGAGGGGGCGGCCCAAGGGGTTGGCCACGTCGTCGGTGTACCACTCTCCGCCGTAGCGGCGGCACACGTAGGTGCGCTCTGGGGTGTACACGTTCACCCAGACCGGCTCGGGGAGGCACCCCTCCTTCTGCTCCACGTCCACCACGGTCATGCCCGCGGCGATGCGGCGGCGCCTCACGTCCCACAGGGCCGCCGCCCAGGTGGCCGGGTGGGCGCCGACCACCACGTCGGGCTCGCCGTAGGTGCCGGCCCCGACCGTGAGGAAGGAGCAGCTGCTCACCAGCTGGGAGGTGGCAGCCTGGCGGTAGAGCTCGCCCATGGCGTTCGCGCGGAAGAGGTCGTCCAGGGGGCCGGCGTCCCCGTCCACGGTGAAGCCCGTGAGCACGGAGCGGGCCACGAGCATGTCCACGGCCTTGGTGGGCCAGCCCATGACCGACATGGCGGCCTTCACCGCCTCGGGGGCCTCGTCCTCGAGCTTCACCGCCGGGTTCACCTGCTGGCGGTAGTAGGCCTCGTTTCGCAGGTTGCCGGCGAGGTGGCGCTGCCACACCGCCAGAAGGTCGTTGAACAGCCTCACCTCGGCCGAGGTGGAGAAGGAGGTGGCCGCCGCGGCCACCTGGTAGGGCCGGATCTGCCCGGTGTCGTTTCCCGTCACAGCACCACGCACCCCCCTCCGGGGTCTCTCCTCGTAGTCTTCGCGGCCCACAGGGCCAGCGCCGCCGCCTCGATGCAGGTGGGGGAGTCTCCCCCGAAGGCCCAGCCGCCGTCTCTGCCCACGGGCCTCTCCACCGACGTCTTTGCCGACAGGTCCAGGGGCCCCTGGCCCTCGCCGGACAGGTGCAGCAGCGCGCCCGAGCCCACGGCCTCGGCCAGCATGGAGCAGGCGGCCACGACGCCGCGGGTGCCCGGGTCCATGAGGGCCTGGCGGGGCCACGCGGCCCTGAGGCGGTTCAGCAGGGCGTCCTTGCCCCTGAGCCCGTCCACGGCCACGGCGGCGACCTCGTCGGGGCCGCCCTTGGAGTCCAGGTACTCGGCGAGCCACGCCGTGCCGTCGGCGAGCGACGCGGTGCCCACGAGGCCCACGAGGGCCACGTCGCCGCACAGGTCGCAGGCGCACAGGGCCACCTCGGAGCCGTCGGGGCTGAACTTCACCCCGAAGGCGGTCTTGTCGGCGGCCGGGGCCTCTGCCGGGTCCGCGGCCAGCCTGTCCCACGCCTCCGCGCCTATCTTGGGCGCCCCGGCGCCCTCGGCCGGCGCCCACCAGCCCAGGCGCTCGCGGGCGAAGCCGTCGGCGCTCATGGAGGCGAACTCGCCCTCGGTGAACTCCTCGGACAGGCGCAGCCCCATGGCGGGGTTCGTGGCCCAGACGTCGTCGCGCACGGCGTCGAAGGCCGCCCCCTCGGGGGGCAGCCCCTCGACGCTCCACTCGTGCCAGCACGTGTTCCTCGGCGGGGCCCCGCCCGCGCAGGCGTCGCGCAGGCGCCTGAACACGGTGCCGGGGGAGCCCGGGCCGGGCGGCGTGCCGGTGTACACGAGCTGGCGGTAGCCCGTGGGGCTCGCCGCGAGGGTGGGCATGAGGGCCTCGACCTGCTCGTCGGTGAGCTCCTGGGCCTCGTCGTAGACCACGACGGAGTAGGTGTTGCCGCGGCTGGCCCCGCGGGAGCGGGCGGAGTACTCCACGTAGGCCCCGTTGGTGAGGTAGATGCCCTGCTCGCCGTTGGTGCGCCTGATGTTGGCAACCATGGCGCACACCTCGGGGTGGGCGGGGTCCGAGAAGAGGGCCGCGAGCCTCTGGAAGCTCTTGTTGGCGGTCTTGACCTGGTGGGCGGTGTGGAGGATGCGCTCCCCGCAGACGAGGAGCTTGTAGAACTCGAACACCTCGATGCAGCCGTTCTTGCCGTTCTGGCGCGGCACGGCCAGCCCGCAGGTGAGGTATGCCGGCGAGTCGTCGGCACGCCTCGCGAGCCAGGCCGACACCACGTCCTCCTGCCAGCCGTCGGGCGCGAAGCCGTAGGCCTCCATGAGGCGGCAGGCGTCGGGGCCGTCGGTGTACGCCTCCTCGCCGGAGCGGGCGTCAACGCGCGGCTCTCTGCTTCCTGCTCTGGGAGACGAGCCTGAGCACGCTGTCCTTGCCGGCATCGGCCCCACCCCCTCCCACGTCAGCGCCGTCCACGATGCCCAGCTGCTTGTTGAGCTGGCGTATCTCGGCGCTCGCCTGCTTCATGGTCTGGATCATGGGCACCGCCTTGACGTCGCCCATCTTGTTCTCGTAGGCCACCTGTGGCAGCCCGTCGCCCACGTCCATGTCCGAGATGCAGCGCTCCACCACGGCGTACCACTGGACGAGCAGGGTGAGGGCGGGGATGTCCTGGGTCCTGAAGGTGCGGCCTTTGCAGATCTCGTCCCACTTGGCGCTCATGAACGCGCTCTCCCGGACCTGCCGGGGCTTGGCGGGCGCTCTGGTCTTTGCCACGGGTCGCCTCCTCCATGAAAAAGGCCGCCCGTGGGCGGCCTGCGCGGGGGCCCGGAGTTGCACCGGGGTCTCCTCTATCAAGGCGTAATCCTTCTAGTACCACGCCCCGCTAACGTCTCTTTTCCCACAAGGAGAGGACCCTGTCAATCATGGCGCGCTCTTCGGTCGTCGGATTCGTCGCCCCTTTCTTGGGACCTTTCTCGACGTGCTCGTAGCCGTGATGGGTGTGCGGGCCTTTGATTTTGTTCTTCCCCTTGCCGTGATAGTGCTTGAGGTCAACCTGCTTGGTTCGCTTGTTGTTTTTGTCGAAGTAGATTATGCGATAGGGCTCGCCGTTCGACACCTCGACGTACACGCGCCCGGCGGTCATGGTGTCCATGAGGGTTTCGGCACCTGGGCCGTTCTTCTCCACGAACTTGATGTTCCCCGAGGTCATCAGTGCGTGGTACTGGCTGCCGTAGGGGTTGCCGTAGTCGCTGATGCCGCTCGAGGCACCACGTCCGCCCATCTCAAGCACCTCCGAACCGTTCGTTTTCGAACCTGACCACCTCGCATGGGACGGGGGCCCCGGTATCGGGGCCATACCACAGCAGGCAGGATGGCCTGCACCGGCGCAGCGCCTCGGCGAGGCCGTCGTTGAAGGCGGCGCGGACCTCACCGAAGGAGCACCCGACGCTGGAGACGGCCACGGTGGAGCCATCCGGCACGCCGGAGAAGCACCACCCGTAGGTCTCGGGCTGGGCCCACGTGAGGTTCGGCACCACCGTGACGCCGCCGTCGGACCACCACCGGGCGAGCGCCAGCGATCGGTAGAGGTTCCACGCCTGCATGGGGGCCGGCATGTCCAGGTAGAGCGAGAAGTCCGGGGCGACGACGCAGCCGAAGCCCCGCAGCACGTCGAGGTAGCGCTCGGGGCGCGACCAGACTCGCTCGAACTGGTAGTCGTCCAGGAAGAAGTGGCAGCAGGCGCCGGCCTTGTCGGCGTCGACCATGGACTTGGCGTAGTTGAACCCGACGAGCCTGTCCGGGCGCACGTCCACGGTGGGCAGCTCGGGGAAGCCCGAGGGGCCGCAGTCGGTGCGGGAGACCTTGTCGAGGTTGTACGCGGTTCCTGTCCTTCCGCGCTCTGCCCCGTAGGGCAGGGCCTTGGCCTTGAAGTCGAAGCCCACAGGTTTGAGGTCGAACCCCTTGGCCTCGAGCCGCCTCACCGAGTTCTTGAGCCTCGCCTTGTTCCAACGGGAGAGGTCCCCCGTCTTGTTGTCGGCGATGCGGAACGCGGCCACCTCGTCGTCGGTGAGTCGGTCGAGGAACTCTATGCGCTCGTCGGGCACCTCGGTCCAGCCGAGGCGCCTCAGGGCCTCCAGCCGTCCGTGGCCCGCGACCACCGTGGGGTCGTCGCGGCCGCGCAGGGCGATGGTGCCCACGAACCCGTAGGCCTCGATGGAGGCCATGAGCTCCTCGATGCCGCGGGTGTGGTCGCGCTCGTTGTCGGGGGAGGGGAGGATGTCGGAGATGAGCACGGGCGGCACCTCCCCTCTGTCGTCACAGCTCCCTCGTGGCTCCCACGGCGCGGTCGATCAAGGAGCTGCAAGCGCTGCCGAGGTAGCTTCGAACATCCGCCATGTCCGCGTCGTCCCGCAGGAACTTGACGCCTTTGGCGGTGATGGAGAGGCCGCTGTACGACCCCATGCCCTTGAGGTCCGCTCTCACGTAGCCGCAGTCGGCCATGTCGCCGATTACCGAGCGGTAGAAGACCGGGTTGATACCGGTGACCTCCTCGGCCTTGGCGGCGCTGGGTTCCACGCCGGCCTCGATGCAGGCGTAGAGGTAGCTGAGCGCCTTGAACATGGCCACGTGGTAGCTCTCCGGGGCCATCGGGCCTCCTCTCGTACGCAAAGGCCCCCTTGCGGGGGCCTCGGGTCGGTGACGATGTTGCGAGTTAGCGGACTGCGATCTTTGTCGGGTTGCCCCTTTTGTCGACCATGGGCTTACCTGTCGTTGCGTCAATGACCGGCTTTCCCTTACTGTCGACCAGCGGTTCGTACTTGATGGTGACCTTTTCGCCCTCAGAGATACGCATGGTTCCTCCTAACCAAGCTTGTCTTTAAGTATATCCCATACAAAAGCAGAGACTGCTTTTGATGTCCCTTGATTGGTGACAAAATCAGAGACCGCTTCTGCTAGGCCTTCCGCGTTTTGATGGGCAGAAGATGAGGATGACGCTGCGTAGCGCGAGAGGTCGCGAATTATGTCGGCCTTCTTTCTCCTCGTGCCAGACGCCCTGTTCGTTTGCAAAACCGCCTTCCGCATGACCTCTCCGGAATGTGTCCCCTTGTTCCATCTCTTAGACGCCTCGCGGCTCCATTGCCCTGGACCTAGGCCGAGTTCTTTTTTGATTAGAGCGACCTCAAGGATATGCCCTGCTTCATGCGCAGTTACTGACCGCACGCCGCTTGATGGGGACCATCCGCTTTTCTTCGAGGCTTCCGTTCGGGATACAAGATCCTTATGGTCCATGAAGTACTTCGTGTTGACGGCGATGCCGTTAAATGGATGTGCGACGGCAAGGGCCCCATCGTTACGATGGGACGCCTTAAGAACAAACAAATCGTCAGGGGCTTGTGAGAACTCTTTTTTCACGTCCCTGACGCCCTCATAGGCTTCCAGGACGGAAATGCCAGGAAGCTGTTTGAGGGAGTCGTCGAGAGTGATGCCGAAAGTACTCGCCGTCTGCTTCAGAGAGTCGAACTCTTTGTCGGTCAGCTTCCTTCCGGTACCAAGGGACTTTGCCGCCGCCTTCCCCGTGCTGCTCATGGCTCCTCTGCCGCCCATGGACACCGCCTCCTAGCTGGGATTACTCGGTTGGAAGGTGCGATGCCCCTATGTCTGGACACGGAGCTTCTTCAGGCGGCGCGACGGCCGCTTGTTGGCGTTCTGTTGGGAGACGGTCGCCCACCGGCAGTTCTGTGGGCAGTAGTCGCCGTCGTTGTCGATGCGGTCGATGGTGAGGTCGTCGCGGTAGCCATTGGCAAGCGCCCACTCGCGGAAGGCGGAGAACGAGTGCCGCCACTCGTCGCAGACCTTGATGCCCCGGTCGCGGTAGTCGCGCAGGTGCCGCTCGTCCGCGCCCTTGATGACGCCGCAGCGCTCCCGCATGTGACCGAAGATGCGGTAAAGGCGGTTGGTCGAGCCTTTTCTCTCGGAATAGGGGCCTTCGCACTCGTCCTCTTTCGGCGCGACGTAGGACTTTCCCGTGGCCTTGATTCCAGCAGGTCCGATGCTGTGAGGGCAGTCGGGGTGGCCGCAGTAGCCGCGCCCCTTCTGCCTCAGCTCGTTGGTGTCGCGCACCACCTCGCGGCCGCAGTCGCACCGGCAGATCCACGCCCTGCGCCCGCACTTCCGGG